AACTGACATGGAGACGGCCCAGGTGCCGGTGTGGCTCGACCTGAGCCTGTACGCGAACTTCATGGCCCAGCTCACGCTGGCGCATGGGACTGGCGTGCTGGCGTTCCGGATCATGGCCTCAGAGTCCTCAACAGGGGCTGGGTCCCCGATCGAGGTCAAGGCGCACGCGGCGCCGACCGCGGCCGATGCGAAGAACGACAGTTTGACGCTCGAGTGCTCAGCCGAGGAGTTGGCGAAATTGGGCATTGCGACGGGCGTCAACCTGCGGTACGTCGGCGTCGAAGTGGACATGGACAGCGACACGGACGACGTGGCGATCACGCTCATCCGAGCCAATCCTGTGTTCGCGCAGGAAGGGTTGACCCCGACGAGCCTGATCGACGACGTCGCCACCACGTAGACGTGAACGGCGAGGTCTTCACGCCAGGGCGCGCGCAGGAGTGCTTGGCTGAGGCTCGAGCGAACCGCCGGCCGCTCAATCGTGCGGTGGTCGCCGCCTACGCCGACGCGATGCGACGTGGAGAGTGGCGACACGGCGACGGGCGCCCGGTGACGTTTCGGGATGGGCGCCTTGGGAACGGGCAACACCGGCTGCATGCCGTGGTCGCCTCTGGCTGCACGGTCATCTTGCCGGTGTGGCATCGCTGACCGATGGAACCTCTGACGCGATCGGACGTTAGCGGTTTACTTCCGATCAACTCCGATCTAGCTCCGACCTTTGGCGATTCAGGGGTCCAGGGTGAGGAACCAATATGGCAGACGTGATTGGGCAGCGACTCGCGGGTAACATCGTCTACATCGACAAGGGCGCGCATCTGCGCCGGGTGGTCGATGCGATCGGCCCCGATGTCTTTAAGTACCTCAACGACTTCATGCGTGGCCCCGGCCTGTCGGCCACTGCGATCGGCGACGACATGACGGTGACGGCCACGGGTACATCGCCGGTGATCTTCGGCGACGGTGCCGGTGGGATGCTGTTGATCACCACTGGCGGCACCGAAAACGACGGCGTCAACATCCAGGCGCTGGGTGAAAACTTCCATCTGGGCGCGACCGGGATTCGGGCGCTGTATTTCGGTGCCCGGTTCAAGATTTCGGAAGCCACGCAGTCGGATTTCTTCATCGGGCTGTGCGACACCGACACGGACATCCTCGGTGGGGCTGACGACTCGATCGGGTTCCGGAAGGCGGACGCCTCTGCGGCGGTGTCCTTCGTGACGGAGAAGGGCACCACGGAGACGACGGCCGCGGCGTTCACCGCAGTGGCGGACACCTGGTACATCGCCGAGTTCTACTACGACGCCGACGCCGGCACGCTGGAGGTGTTCGTCAATGGCGCGAGTATCGGCACCGTGGCGACCACGAACCTGCCTGACGAGGAGCAGCGCGTGAGCGTGGCGTTCCTGACGGGCGACACGGCGGCAGAGACAATGACGATCGATTGGATTAATGTCGTCCAAGTCGGTGGACGGCTCGCCGCGTAATCTGGTTGACGAGCTATGAGCCACTTCGGATTGTCTCAGCCAGTGACGGTGCTCAACGCCCTCATGGCGGCGCTTGGCACAACGACGCCGAGTCTCTGGCCCTGCCTGGAGGGCTCTGGGGCGCTGGTGTCAGGGATTGCGCCAGGTGACCTGATTCCGTCTGAGACGGCCGGGGCGGCCGAGGCGTTAGAGGATGACTTCGCGCCCTTCGCCCACCCGGGTGGCGTCTACAGTTACCACTTCCACCCCACCGGGGATCATCATCTCGCCGGCATAGATCACGCGAATTTCTCGTTTGGCAACGGCACGGTGGATACGCCGTTTTCGGTGGGGGCGTGGATCTGCCCAAACGCGATCGCGACCAACGTGATCGTGGCGAAGTACGATTCGGCCGGCAACAAGGAAGAGTGGCGGCTGTTTATCGACGGCAACGGCAAGTTGTCGCTTGAGTTACATGACGCCTCCGCGTCGGCGACTGAAATTGCAGTGTCTGACGACGCCTTGACGATTGGGCAGTGGGTCTTTGTGGTGGCCACTTACGACGGCACAGAAACAGCCCCCGTAGTCACGCTCTACGTCAACGGCGCGGCCGTCAACGACGGGACGACCACGGAATCTGGATCGTATGTCGCAATGGAAGACACCGACGCGCCGCTGACCGTCGGGTGCAGTGGTGTCACGGCCACCCCGGTGGCAGAGTTCCACGGGCGGATCGCTTTGCCGTTTGTCACGGGCACCGCCTTGACGGCCACCGACGTCGCGCAGCTGTATGAACTGAGCGGTGCGCTCATGGGGGTATAAGCCCGATGGCGTTGACGCTCATCACCCCACCCTCGGGTCGCGTGCTGACAGTCGCCGAAGCACGACGGCAACTCCTGCAGAACTCCAGTGTCGGGGAACCAGCGCCGGCCGCGCCCACCGTGGCGCTGGCGAGTCCGGCGGTGGCGGGGAATGTGACGGCCGGGGCGCATCGGTATCGCGTGACGTGCGTCACGGCCGATGGTGAGACGGACGGCGGCGATGTGTCCGCGATCGTCACGGTGGCGGATGCGGGCGTGAACGGCAAAGTGGAGTTGACCGGCATCGCGGTGGGCGGAACAAATGTCACCAGCCGGAAGATCTACCGGACGTCGGCCGGAGGCTCGACGTATCTACTCCTGGCCACAATCGCCGACAACACGACCACGGTCTACACCGACAACATCGCCGATGGCAGTCTTGGCGCGGAAGCCCCGAGCACGAACACCACCGAGGACCCGGATATTTTGCGCTGGATTGACTCCGCGGAGATTCGAGGGCAGCGTGTATCGCGCCGGCAGTTCCGCACGGCGACGTGGGACCTCGTGCTGGATCACTTTCCGTCGTGTGGTGTGATCGAGATTCCCAAGCCGCCGCTCCAAAGCATCACGTATGTGAAGTATCGCGATACCGCGGGCGATCTGCAAACATGGGACGCGGCCAACTACACGGTTGAGGCGCCTGCAGGAGACTTCTGTCAGCACGGCCGCCTGACGCTGGCGTACGGCATCTCGTGGCCGTCGCTCTACGGGCAGGCTGGCGATGTGCAGATCCGCTTCGTCGCGGGCTACGGGGCGGCCTCGGACGTGCCGACGCTACTCAAAGAGGGAATGTTGATCGCCGTGGCGGATAGGTCCGCACAGCGGGAAAGCATCGTCACTGGCGCGATAGTGGCGAAGATCCCCGGGACGGCGGATGACATTTTCAAGGCGTTCAGAGTTTTCAGCTCAGCTCCGTTGTCAAGGCGGGTCGCATGAGAAAAGGCCAACCAGTACCGCCAGAACTGCGGGCCAGACTCTCGGCGGCCTTGACCGGGAGACCGCCGAGGTCTCTTGAGTATCGCGCGAAGATGGCTGAAGCGCAGCGCAAGGTATGGGCGAATCCGTCCAGGCTGAAGCCGTGTAGCGCAGAGACACGCGCAAAGTTGTCAGCCGCGGCGAGCGCTCGCTCGCCTGAAACGCTCGCGAAAATATCGGTCGCGAATACTGGCCGCCGAGCATCGTCTGAGACGCGGGCAAAGATGTCCGCGTCGATGAAGGGTATTCGCCATCCTAACCGAAAATCGCCACCGCCATGCACGGCCGAGACGCGGGCGAGGATGTCCGCCGCCAGTCTTGGGAAGCCGAAATCACCAGAGCATCGCGCGAAGATGTCCGCAAACATGATCGGTGTCAGTCGGCCGATGCGCCCAGAGACGCGCGCGAAACTATCTGCGGCCATCACCGGCCACCACGTATCAATCGAAACTCGCCAGAAATTGGCCGCTAGCGGACGGCTCGCATACGAGCAGGGGCGATCGACGTTGAGCGTATTGCCGGATCGGCACTACACCAAACTTGCCCAGGCGCTGCATATGCATCTCTCTGAGCAGGGGCTGACGTTGGAGCCCGAAGTCAAATTTGGCCGTTTCTCTGTCGACCTCTACGACCGAGAGCACCACATTGCCTACGAGGCAGACGGTGCGTATTGGCACGACAAGCACGAGGCGCGGCACCCTGGATACGCCGCTCAACGGGATGACTACTTGATCCGCAATTTTGGACTCAAGGTCGTTCATTTCAGCGACAAAGAAATCTCAGCACTGACTGGCTATCCAAAAAAGAAAGCTAGGGTGGCCTGATGGGCAGGGGTATTGGGCTCATGAGAGAACGGCTTGTGGTGCAAACAAACGATCCACCCGAGATCGGCGTGGTGTCGATCGTTCGATCCGGAACGACCGCGACCGTCACCACGGTAATACCGCACGGCTTTGTCGTCACTGACTACTGCACGATTGCCGGCTGTAGCGGCGCTACGACCGCGTTCAATGCAAAGTGGAAAGTGGTCACGGTGCCGTCCACCACGACGTTCACGTTTACCTGTTCCGGTTCACTCACCACGCCTGCGACCGGCACGATCCTGGTCGTGTACACCAGCAATGCCAGCGGTGGCATGGGGGCGAATGGTGCCGCGTGGCGCACCTTAGACAGCCTATCAGCCGAGATGATTCCGCTTGGCGCTATGGAGCGTCTCCAGATACGCGCGGTGCAGTCGAGCGTCTCGTATCGCTTCCGCGTGCGGGCGCGCGCGGACCTCGCGCCGACCATGCGCCTCTTGTGGACGCCGTCCTATCCGGCTGGTGTCGCGCGAAAGACGCTGGAAATTGCGGGGATTCTCCCGATGGGCGACGGGCGGCAGTGGCAATACATCGAGGCGAGTGAAGCATGACGCTCAACTCGCATCTACGTCGCGACCGCAGGCGCACCACGAACGCCCGCGTTTGGCTCGACGGCGTAGAGGTGACCGACCGCTGCTTCTACGCCGACGGCCGGCGCGGCATTGTGCGACTGTACGCGCTCGATGCGCATGGGCGTAAGCACACTGACGCGACGGGGGAAAGCCTCGCGACCGAAGAACGTCGCGGGCATGTGCGCTGGGGACGGAGAGCTGAAGCATGACGACCGTCGCCGCGTCGCAGCCGGTATCCGAGGCCATCTTCGGCGTCCTGAACGATGCGACGTTGCAGGCGCTGGTTGGTGGCCGCGTGTTCGACGACTTGCCTCCTGATGTGGTTCGCCCTTGTGTGTTGTTTGAGATTTTCAACGAAGCGACGATCCGAGGGTTCGGCACGACTGGGCCGCGTGAATTGGAAGTGCGCACGCACACGTTCAGCGATCTCGGCAGCCTGTCGGAAGCGAAGGCGATTGACGCGCAGATTGTGGCGCTATTGGATACAGCCGTGTTGACGATCACAGGCTTCGCGATGTGCGGCACGGTCTGGACGCATGAAACCCTCTCGCTTGGTGCGAGTGAGTTATCTGGGGTCAAAGTTCACGAGATCGTCAGTGTGCATACGCTGACAGTGGAAGCGACGTAGGAGGAGTGATGCCAGAAACGATCAGTCTGTACGCGGTTGGCGTCTGGTTGTGCGTGGGCTTTTTTGTCGGGGCCGGCTGGGCGCTCGGGGTGTGGCTGGTGGGGAAGGTGACGCGATGACCACGCGCGTGGTGCCGTTTGCTGAACGCCATCGGTTTGTGTCTGAGGCGGCGGCACCTGATGAGGCGCATGAATCATCCAAGCCAGCACGCAAGTCCGCAGTGAAGCCAGCGCGTAAAGGCAAGCTGTCGAAGTGCCCACAGTGCGGGGCTGGACCGAGCAAGCGCGTGCGGTCTGGCATGGGCGCCATGGTGAGCGTCACCTGTGAGGCGTGCGGCTTCGAGTATCCACAGGAGCCAGCATCATGAGTAAGTTCAGTTCAACTTCGGTAGCCATTCTCGTTGACGGCCACGATCTGACGGCCGCGTTGGCTGAGACGATCGCGCGGTCGGACGAATCATTAACCGAGCAGGCGAATCCGTTCGGGTCCACAGCCGAGGGCCACACGCCGCTCAATCTCACCAAAGGGATGATCGCGGTGGGTGGCGGCATCTTCGACGAGGCTGTGGATTTACTGCATGCGGGTATCTCGGACAGCGGCTTGTCAAACGCCGTTGATGCGACCCCGCGCGTGGTGTGCGTGTTCAACGAGGGCCACACCATCGGCAACCACTTCACCGGCTACGAGGGCGCGTACTCGCAGAAGTATGACGTCTTGGCCGCGAATGGGAAGTTGACCAAGGCAAACGTCGGGTATCAGGTCACCGGGCAAGTAGACGAAGGTGTGATCGTGCAGGCGTTGGCGGCAGAGACCGTGACCTGGGACACCAAGGCCACGCCAGTGGACGCGGCCGACGATCCGACCGCCGAACAGATTCCGATCACGTCATCTAGTGTGGCGAATCCCAGTGTGATCACGACCGACTATGAGCATCACCTTGTGACGGGTGACGTGATCGCGATCTTCGACCATACCAGTGTGTCGCCTGACATCAACGACTCAGGGACTGGCGCGTGGCAGTTCATCGGGCACACGGTCACCGTGATTGATTCGACGTCGTTTTCGATTCCAGAGAATGTCACCGACGGCGGCGTGGGCGGGTATCTGGTCCGCGTCTCGTGGGCCGGCGGTGGGTATGGGTACCAGCAGGTGACGGCGCGGAGTGGCATCACAGCGAATGTCGGAAAGATCGTGCATTCGGTGGACGGTTCGACTTGGGCGGACCTAGTCACGTTTGCCGATACCGCGTCTGGGGCCAATGTGGCCGAGCGGGTCGCCACGGCGACTCCGACGACGCAGGTACGCCGCTACCTGGCGCACGACGGCACGTTGACGACCGCGGGCAGCACGACCGTCTTTTCTGGATTCAAGCGGGGTGACGCCTAATGGGGGCCTCGCGTGGATGACGCGCGACTGGCATCGGCGTTGGCGTCTGCCTCTGAGATGGAGCGGGCGATCAAGTTCCATGTAGACACCGAGCAGAGTTCTTTGGAACTCGCAAGTGGGTGGACGGCGTATCGAAACGTCGTCGGGTTGCGGAAGGCGCTGGATACGTGGGTGGAAATACGCGCGGCTCGTCGCGCGCAGCAGACAGATACCGTTGTAAGA